AACTTAAAGACCAGCTTGCTTTAAAGCTCAAACTTGAAGGGATATTCAACCGTGAAGTGCGCCGCATTTTTAATCGTATTCGGATTGAGTTTCGTATCGGCGTTTCGACTGGCAATCGTGTGCGGGCGCAGAAATACGCACAGGCGTGGAATGCAACGCTTGAAACGCACTACAGCAGAACGCAGCGTGCATTTACTGGCATCGTTAAAGACGATACAAAAGCGCAAGATGACAGTCGGGATGACGAGTTAATCGCCGCTTTAATGGCTTGGAGCCTGAATAGCTCACAAACAGTCACTAAACAGATCATTGATACGACACAAAACGAAATGGACACAGCATTGAATCAGTCACGGCAGGCATTACAAGATGATGGTAACTTTCAGTATTCACAAAGGGAATTAGCTATTGTTGCCGCTACGATCATAAACCGGAAGTTCAAAGGGCGTGAAAGTTCAATAGTAATTACAAACACGCAGCAGGCCGCTGAATCAACGAAGCTCCTGGGGGCATACAGTGAAGCAGGACTTGACCCAATGGACGCTGTAACGCGGGAACGTATCCCGATTAAGCCCAAAGCATTAAAAGAGTGGCAAGATGTTGGAGACAAGGATGTGCGCCGGGGGCATCATGCATCAGAGGTTGCATCTGTTCCCATAGATCAACCATTCTCCGTGAACGGAGAAAGGCTGATGTACCCTGGCGATTCATCTTTAGGTGCAAGCGCAGGCAATACTATAAATTGCCGTTGCAGCACGTTATACACATTCAATTAGGTGAACATATGAAAATCAAAACATTATGTCATGGCGGGATTATTACAGAAACCAAAGAGGTTGAGCGCAATGGTGTCAAGGTTGGCGTTATTGAGGGTTACATTGCCACCTGGGACGTAGACCGTGGCGGATGGGATGGCGTTAAAGATAAGTTTATCAGGGGCGCATGGGAAAAGAGCCTTGAGAGACATCGGAAAACGGGCAGGCAGATTAGGTTTAAAGATCAACACGGGCGCACTGTTGGCGGGTTCCCGATTGAAAACGTAAAAGAGGATGACCGTGGCTTGTTTGGGGCAGCTGAAGTCAACCTCGAAGTACAACAGGGCAGGGAAGCGTTTTCACTTGCAAAGCAGAGAGTGCTTGTTGATTTCTCAGTTGGTTGGAGTTTGGGCGAAGGGTCAAGCATTAAAGACGGCGTGCGATCTATCCCTGAAGCTGAGATTTGGGAGGGCTCGATTGTTGACGAACCGATGAACCCGCTTGCAAACGTAACCGCTGTAAAGGCGTTGGATTTTAGTGAACTGGACAGCGTGGATCTACGCGCCGTTGAAGAAGCAATGTTGCACGGCATTAAATTCTCACAAAAGGAAGCTAAGAAGTTAATTGCTTATATGAAGTCCGATGGAATGCTACGAGACGTGCAGGACATCCACCGAGACGGTGAGGACTTGAAACAGCTTAATGAATCACTGGATAAACTTATAAACATTTGCAAGGAGTAATAAAATGACACCAGAAGAGATTAAAGCAGTACAGAAAAAAATGAATGAAGCGGCTGATGCCGTAATCCACGTACAGGAGAAGGTTGTTGCACTTGAGGGCAAGATTGATGCTGTTGATTTCGCAAGCATGAAAGATGCCGCAACTAAGGCATCAGAGCTATTTGAATCAGCGCAGACAGACCGCCTTAAGTTTGAAGCCGAGAACAAAGAACAGATGGATGGCATTGTTAGGGCGCTTGCTAACATGAAAACCGGAAAAGACGGCGAAAAGATTGCACCTGAGCATTTAAAAGCATCCTATGATTACCTGCGAAAAGGCACACCGATTCCGAAAGATACCATCGAAGTTGTTTGCAATGATGTAGCTGAAAAGGGTCTGTTTTTCTGTGATGATATTAATCGACAGGTTCACATTAAATCACTCATTGAGGGGTCTAATCCTCAAGGCGGTTATTTCATAACGCCTGAATCTTCGGGCCGCATTGTTAACCGTGTTTTTGAAACGTCAGCAATGCGCAGCATTGCTTCTGTAATAACCACTACCAGTAATGAAGTTACGGTGGGCATTGACGATGATGAGGCAAGCGTGCAGACTAGCGTTGGTGAAGTAACCGCCCGCACCGAAACTGATACCGCTGATATCGGTGAGAAAAGCATCCCGATCCACGAAATTTCAGCTTTTCCGACCATCTCCCAGCGTATGCTTGACGATGCTGGTTTTGATGTCGTTGGATGGCACGGTGGTATGGTGTCGCGCAAGGTTTCACGTACTGAGAACACATGGAGTGTTACCGGCGATGGTAGCCAAAAATGGGAAGGGATTCTTTCCCTGCCTGCATGGGATGCTGCTGGAGTGTACCAGCGTGACGCGATTGAGCAGTACACGTCAACTGGTACATCTGCCCTGCTTGACTCTGCTGTTGATTTCATGAACTTGCAGAACATGCTTATTGAGGAATATCAAGCTGGTGCTGTTTGGTTAATGAAGCGCGGCACATGGGGCGCTGTAACTCAGTTGCGTGACGGTGTTGGCAATTTCTTGCTTAATCCTTTTATGATGAAAGAAGGCACTGGAAAAGAACTGCTTGGAAACACTGTCGTTCTTTTTAATGACATGCCTGCTATTGCGGCAAGCTCTCTGTCGGTTGCATATGGTGATTTCAACGTGAGTTACACCATCGCTGACCGTTTCGGCATCCGAGTGTTCCGGGATGAGATAACCTTTCGGCCTAAAATCGGCTTTTACACAACCAAGCGTTCCGGCGGTGCAGTAACATCGTTTGAAGGCTACAAGATCATGGTAACCAAAGCATAATCATCAATTTTTAAGGAGATAGCAAATGGCTATTAAAGAAGTAGCAACAAATCAGGTAGTGCATTATGCACTTGAAAACCAGACCGTTGGAAATGCAGGTGACGTAAGAGGTGCGGTTATTGATACCGCTAAATATGATATGGGTGTGTACTTCGCCATTATGGTCACTTCATGGACTGCCGGAACCGGCGCATTAACCATTTATGAAGATGACGCAGTTGGCATGGGTACTGAAAATGTCGTTGCTGCTGCAAACCTTATTTACACTTCCCCGACTGTTGGAACCGCTGCAACCGTTGAAGGCGCATCATGTGCCAAGCTTGGTTGTTTTGGAACCAAGCGTTATTTGCAGGTGCGTTTTCTCGGAAACGGAGCATGCAGTATGGACGTGGTTGTTGTAGCAATCAAGAACCCTGAAAGCCGCCCCACAGGTCAGGGTGGACTGTAAACAATAATTTGGCTATGCGGGTGTAAAAACCCGCTGAGTCAATAGGAAGGTGAATATGAAAAAAGCATATTTAGCTTTAATTATTTTCTTTGTGTCTGTCAGTGTGTGCTTTGCTGCATACACAACCAAAGTATACAAAGATCAGGGCGGTGATCGGATTGTTATAGCATCCGGTGGAACGCTGTTGGTTGAGGACGGCGCGACTGTAACAATGGATGACGGTGTGCTTGCTCCTGGAGATATTGCGCTTGCTGATGGCAGCATCATAATCGGGAACTCTTCCGGTGTCGGCTCTACCCTTGCTGCCGATGGAATAGTTCGGAACATACGCACCCGGGTAATCATAGCTGACGTGAATGCAGGCGTTGACTTGCTGCCAGCTGTTACTGGTAAGCGGTATCGCTTAATCTCATGCAGTGCTATCGCTTACGGTGGCGCTGTTGGTACGCTAACATCGGTTGATGTGTCTGGTGATGATGGGTCTGCTGCAATTCTGGTTTCATTCTTGCAAGCAAACCTCACGCAAAGCACAGTGCTTATAAGCGGTGGGACAGGCGCAACGGTGCTTGCTGATGGCGCAAGCTATGTGTCAAATACCGCAGCAACCGCGATATCGGTCAAAACGGTTGGCACTGCTGGGGATACTGCAACCGGGATTGATTTTATCGTGGATTACGTGATCGAATAACTTTCAACCTCTCAGGGCATGGCCTGTTGAGGTGATTCCGTGTGTTGTGTGGGGAGTTTGTACCCCCTTCGCCCCACGCAGCACACACCCCTTTATGGAGTTGAGCAGATGAAGATTACAGCATTGAAGTCAGGCAGATTTGCGCATCCGGTAGTATCGGAGCCTCAGATTGTAGTTGTGGAAGGCACTGAGTATCCAGTTGATGCACAAATGGGACAGGCAATGATTGATTGCGGGTGGGCAGAGGAAGCCAAGCCTGAGAAGAAAAAAGAAGCCCCTGCACCTGAAAAGCCTATTAAAAAAGAGGTCAAAAAGACCGCCAGAAGGAAGCGTAAGTAATGATCACTGATAATTACGTTGTCAAAACTCCAGCAGCCATACAGCCCGTTACGCTCACGGAAGTAAAGGCGTGGTGCAAGAAAACGGACACCACTGAAGATGCCTTGCTGACAGCCTTGATTGTGTCTGCAACCGAGAAGGCTGAGAAGTTCACGAACCGTGTGTTTGTCACGCGCACGATTACCGGGCATATCTCAGGGCTTGATTGTGCATGGTGTTATGAGATTGGCTATTTTCTGACCCTCAGACGCGCCCCGCTGGGAGCTGTAACGACCGTGAAGGTTTATGTGAGTGATGTGCTCACAACGGTTGATAGCGATGATTACAACGTGAAAGATACGGGCGGCTTTCCACGTATTATATTTGAGGAAGTTAACGACAGACCCGACAGTGTTCCTTATCCATATCAGGTTGAATTTACAGCGGGTTATGGTGTAGCGGCAGCAGTTCCGAGCGCGATCAAAACGGCTATCATGGAAACGGTAAGCTATTGGCACAGTAACAGAGGTGATTGCGGCGGTGGGGATGAACTGCCTGGCATCGCAAAGGGTATTTTAGGGGAATTTAAAATTAGTAACACGTTTGCATAGGGGGCTGACATGAAGCTTGGATTAGCATGTGAGGAAGGTTTTTGGCCATACGAACATACATTTTCAAAATACCAGCAAGACAAGGCAGTTGAATTTAGGTCAGAAATAGCAAAGGCCCAGCGAGATATTAGCAATGTTACACAGAAATATTTTTATTAAACGCCGGTGTAGCTCAGTTGGTAGAGCGTCTGCCTTGTAAGCAGAGTGTCAAGGGTTCAAATCCTTTTACCGGCTCCAAAGAAAGGGAATGAAAATGGACAGAGGCGCAAAAGAAACGTGTGGCAAATATGAATGGCCTGATGAGTTAGGTGGAACAACAGAGATAGACCCATCGGATAAATAATGGCTAACTGCGACATAAAACGAATAAAAAAAACGAAACTCTGCACAGGTGACAAAACTCACCTTGTAGACATTCAAACCCGCGAAATGAAGGGATCTGGTTTCGGGTCAAGTCAGCCGGTGGAGAAGTTTACGACAGTTAGGCAGCAATGGTGCGCACTTGAAACAATAAGCCCAGGGGTTGCACGCTTTGCAAAAATTAACATTGACGAAACGGCTACTCACATCTTTTGGTGTGATTGGGATCCTGATTTTCCTGATGTGGAGCATCTCAATCATTATTTGCTGGACAATGCAAAACGCTACAAGGTTCTTAAAGTCGATAATGTGAACGAACGGAATGAAGCCCTTGCAATTCAGGTTACAGAGCGCGGCGAAACTTCAGAGGAAGCGGCGAAGGCATGAGCGATTTAAAAGCATGTCCGTTTTGTGGGTCAAAAGATGTTGTCGGGCCAAACATTAATAGCTCATATATAAAAATATCATGGTGGATTGAATGTTTAGGTTGTAATTGTGTTGTTGAAAAAGATGGCGATAAAACCGCAGTAGTTGAAATGTGGAATAAAAGAGCATGAGCGTAACGATTAAAACAACAAGGCGCACAAAGCAAGTCTTGATTGACGTTACTAAGCTTGAAGGCACTACAAAGCGCGGCCTGAGGCTCGCATTGCATGAAATCGGCAGTGATGTTGTCAGGGAAACAGCTCGATTGATTAAGGCAGGCCCGAAAACAGGTAAGGTTTACACTTTTAAAGGCAGACCACATCAAGCATCGGCCCCGGGCGAAGCACCGGCAAATAGAACAGGGCAACTTGCTAATTCAGGAAATTACAAGGTTAAGAACCATCAGGAAATGACCGTTGGCGAAACAGCAGAATACGCAGGCTTTTTAGAGAACGGTACAAAGGGGCGCATGGCTCCAAGACCGCATTTGATAAAGGCGATCAATAACAAAGCACAAGACACGGTTAATTCGATACTTGAAAGCGTTAAACGGGAAACAGGCGCATGATCACACCAACTGAAATCACTAAGCATCTTAAAACGTATTTACCGCTATTCACGGATAAGTTTACATCATATATGACCGTGACAAGCGCAAGCGTGGGTGCTTCTAATATTGTAACGGTAAACGTTACTGATCACGGCAAGTCTCCTGCTGATAGTGTGGTTATAACCGCTGGCACGACACGCAATGCCCTGATAGCAGCAGAAGAAAGCGCGGGTGGTGTAACCTTCACCACAGCGGCACAGCACGACCTCATTAAGCCGTCTCAGGCGCTTGATACTGACGAAATCACTTTGGCAGGGTTCACGGGTGGTGGAACGGCATGGAATGCAACACACACGATCCTTGACGTTCAAGACCGCACAAGTTTCACGATTGCACTTCCAGGCGCTGAAGTTGCACCGCCTTCACTTGACGGTGGGCAGTATTTGATTGAACAACGACCTGCAGGGCTGAACGGACTGCAGACAATTGCGACCGTTCCCGATGATGACAGCTTTACAATTGACTATTCAAGCGTGCCGGATATGCCCGATGGAGCAATTGACGGCATGGCAATCGTTGAGAGCTTTAGAATATACGCTGCTGCTGACTTTAAACGGGCGCAGGCAGTCTATACCAAGCAGACCGCAGGAGATTGCACCTTGTTTATCATTATGGGCGATGGTGACGTGTCGAAGGATAGGCACACGCTCAACGATGGAACAGCAGGATTGACAAAGCAGGATTTGGGGAAACTTACAATATTACGTGATTTCTCAACGGTTGTGTTCATTCCGACAGGTGCTGACTTATCCGGTTCGGATGCACAGGATTTAGCATACAGCACGATATTGATTGCCTTGCTCAAAACCCTGTTTGGGTTCACGGACTTTGCAGGCGGTAGCGCAATACAATATTTAGCAGTGCCGACAGGTGACGGTCCGACAGAATACAATACCGCGTATTACGGTCATGCTTACGGCTGGCAGTTACCGCATACAGTCACTTATGAAGATGGATTCTTGCAGCAGCAGTCTGTTGCTTTTAGAGACATAGCGCAGACACTTAAACTGTTCGCAGATGACCAAGCTGAAATGACAGCAAACATTAACTTGGATGAGGGGGAATAATGGCTGATAGCGTATGTGTGATTTGCGGAACAAAAAACCTCGGTGGAGAAGGCCTGTACACCCACCAGAAGTTTGTTTGCTTCACATGTCAGAGGGATATTGCAAGGGCATATGCAAACACGCACCTTGACCCGATTGAGCTATATAAACTAATAGATTCAGGTGTAAAAGATGTTTAAACCGCAAGGGATGGAGAACAAAATGGCTAAAGTAATGATTGAAAATAAATCATCGGTTGAGCTTCACGGTTTGGGAGCTGGCAAGCAAACACCTATCGAAGTTGATAAGGAAGGCACGCCACTTGATAAGCATTGGAGGCGCAGGCTGAGAGATGAAAGTATAGTGATTATAAAACAGGAAAAACCAACTAAGAAAAAAGAAATTAAAATCAAGGAGGAAGCATAATGGGTAGCGTGACAAGTAATCCGAAAGTTAATATCAGCTTACTGCCAGCAGCGGTGGTTGATGCCTTTGCAAACCGAAGGGATATCATCTTTGGTCAATTGGGCGTGACAGGTGCGCCAACAGGCGTGAGTGATGCTCTTAACAGCAATGTTGAAGCAATGACAACGACAGAAATCAAAACACTGTTTGGCGTTGATTCCTACCTGACCAATTGCATCCTTGATTGGAAAACATCGAACAAAAGCGTTTCCCCGCTTGACGTTGTATGCGTTACCGCAGGGGCAGGAAATGCCGCAACCGGCACGATCACATTTGTTGGCACATCAACATCAGCCGGTTCGTATAATGTTTCTATTGTCGATGAAGAGAAGTATAAAGTAACCGTTGCGATTCCAAGTGGCTCAGATCAAACCGCAGCGGCACTTGCTGTTAAAACTGCGTGTGATCTTTTGAGTGACGCTGTATTCTCAACCGGAGCTGCATTGGGTGTTAATACCTTCACAGCTAAAGACGCTGGCCCAACCGGCAATCACTACGGTATTAAGATTGAAGGCGTTGTGCCGGGCCTTGTAGCAACTATTGCATCGTTTCAAACCCTTGCAACTGGTACGGGCGCTCCTGTTATTACCAGTACGC